GAGCGCGTGTGGTGCAGTAGCGGCAGTGGCGGCGAGGGTACGAGCCAGCGCGGCGCGGTGCTGTCCGCCCTGTTCGGCAGCAACATGAAGGACGGCAGCATCGGCAAAATTTCCGAGAACCGTTTTGCCCGCGCTGATCTGGAACACATTCTGCTGTGTGTCGATGATGATATGCGGATGGAGGCCCTGCGGCAGACCAACTATGTCAAATCCATCGTCACCGCACAGGGTAAAATGGATTTGGAGCGTAAAGGCAAGCAGAGCTATCAGGGATGGATGTGCGCCCGGCTGCTGGCATTCAGCAATGGCGACTTGCAGGCTCTCTTTGACCGCAGTGATGGCTTTTATCGGCGGCAGTTGGTGCTGACCGCCAAAGAGAAACCTGCCGACCGTGTGGATGATCCCGACCTGGCAGAGAAGATGAAGGCCGAGGTGGAGGGCATTCTGCTGTGGGCTTTTGCGGGATTGCAGCGGTTGGTAGCGAACAACTTCAAGTTCACCGAGAGCCAGCGCACCAGAGAGAACCGGGAGGCCGTCAAGCGGGACAACAATAACGTGTTTGATTTTCTGGAATCCGAGGGCTATATCCGGCTGAAAGCGGATGCGTCCATCAGTTCAAAGGATTGCTACGACATTTACCGGATGTGGTGCGAGGAAAATAGCCTGACTGCACTCAAACGCCGCAGCTTCAGCGATGCGCTGGTGGCAGCCTGCGGTAAGTACAATCTGGAACACTGCAACACGATTACCAATTCGGCAGGACGCCGGGTATGGGGCTTTATGGGGATCGAGGCAATGGCAAGGCCGCATATAAACGAGTTTACGGACGCTTCACAGTGTACGTACGTACCGGAAGACTGGCGGGATTGATTTCCGATCTGGTCGCCGGTACGTATGTACGCAGCGATTGACCCTGTTACCTCATATATTGTAGAGGCGCTTCATTTGGATAAAGTGGTCGTGCCCATTTTGGGTACACCTATTTTGATGTGTAAAAGTGGTTATGGATATTTTGTCCACCACCAGAACCGTGAAATTCTTCGCGCTTTTGTGCTGTGAAGTAGGTGTGGTCATTTTGACCACACCTGAAGCGGTCAGTAAAAGCGGTGATTTTGCAGGCATATTTTAGAGCAATCTCAAAACAGCGAAATGTTTCTCTTTTATCCGTATACAGTTCGCCGGATGGCGGCTCACGGAACGACGTACAGATTGCAGCATTTTGTGACAATACAGCCCGAACAGTGAAAAGTCCCGCATTTCTGTGAAGTCGAATATTCCGCCGTTGACCAACGATACGCAGGGAATCATTTCTATCGCAAAACAGCATTTGCACAAATTTCACCATTGACCAAAGCCGGTGCGCTCCCCAGCGTAGCCGGTTCTTTTTATGACGCAACCGAAAATCATGTTTTATCTATCAAGTGACAAAGGGCTTCACTTGCGAAAATGGAGGAATATATTTTATGAAGTCAAGTATCCGAAACGAAATCAAGGCGCAGATCATCCGCGCCGGTTACACCATGCAGGAAGTCGTTGATCAGCTGCACGATGAGTATGGGTGGAGCGACAGCGTATCCAATCTTTCCGGAAAATTGCAGCGGGAATCGCTGCGGTATCGGGAGGCCGTGGAGTTGGCTGACGTGCTGGGATATGACATTGTCTGGCAGAAACGGAGGGATTGAGTATGGAAAAAGCACAATACGCGATTATGCGATTTGCCAAATATAAGGGGCCTGAAATCGGCAATATCGAGGCCCATAACGAGCGCACAAAGGAAAAGTACGCCAGTAATCCCGATGTGGATACCAGCCGAAGCAAGTACAACTTCCATCTGGTCAAACCGCCCGGCAAGTACCGGGCCGAGTCAGAGAGGCAAATTGCCGCTGCCGGATGCCGTACCCGGAAAGACAGTATCCGTATGATCGAGACGCTGTTCACAGCCAGCCCGGAGTTCTTTAAGGGAAAGAAACGGGCGGAAATTCGGGTATTTTTCGAGGAAGCTCTGCACTTTTTGGAACAGCATCAGTCCAAAGAGACAATTATATCCGCCGTGGTGCATATGGACGAGAAAACGCCCCATATGCACCTTTGTTTTGTCCCTTTGACGGAGGATGGCAGGCTCAGCGCCAAAGACATCATGGGCAATAAAAAGAAGCTGACCTGGTGGCAGGATGAGTTTTGGAAACACATGGTCAAGAAGTTTCCAGATTTGGAGCGTGGCGAGAGCGCCAGCCTGACCGGGCGCGACCATATCCCGCCCCGCGTATTTAAGGAGATGACCAGACTGACCAAACAGAAAAGCAAACTGGAGGATCTGCTCACTGGAATCAATCCCTTTAACGCCAAAAGCCGGGCGGAGGAAATCTGCAAGATTCTGGATACCTATATTCCCAGCGTGGAGAAGATGGACACACTGCTGCGGAAATATGGCGTAGCCTTCACGAAAACAGCATCCGAAAACAAAAAGTTGAAAACGAAAAATGCCGAACTGGAAGAATCTCTTGCATCGGCGCAGAAGGTCAGCACCCTAAAGCAGATCGAAGACCTCAAGCTGCGGCGCGACTATGACAGTGCCGTGGCGATTTTGGAACAGATACCGGCAGAAGTTTTGAACATCTATGCGCAGAGCAGCCATAGAGGAAAGGAGCGGCCTATTGAGCAAAGTTTATGATGATCCGAAATATAATGCGGCATTTGACCGCTGTGTTGATGTGATGGCGCGGCTGTTGCAGAAGTACGGGCCGCAGCTGTTGGGGCAGATGCAGGAGACTGCAAAGGATGGCTGTACACGGTCTGCGGTATCAGGAAAGCAACCTGTTCCTGTGTATCAGGAATTTGACAAAGCCGCTTGATATAAATTGACTTTACACGTTGCGTATTTGTTTAGCGTATGCTATAATAAATACGCAACGTGTATTTTTGCTTTATGGGGTAAATGAAATGGACTGCAAAACCAAAATAAAAGAACTGCGGGAAAGCACCGGAATGAACCGCAAAGAATTTTGTAAATATTTTCAGATTCCCTATCGGACGGTGACAGAATGGGAACTGGATAACCGCCATGCGCCGGAATATGTGCTCCGTTTGTTGGAGTACTACATTCAGAATGAAGGTCTGGCAAAGAAGAAAGTAACGGATGAATGTTCAGAGATGGAAGAAAGGGGCGGCCTGCATGAAGAAAACTAAAACAAAATGCTATCTCTACACACGGGTATCTACTTCCATGCAGGTAGACGGATATAGTCTGGATGCTCAGCGCGATAAGCTGCGGAAATACGCTGAATACGAAGATATGATAGTGGCTGGGGAATATTCTGACGAAGGCTTTTCCGGCAAGAATATTCAGGGCAGACATGAATTTCAGCGGATGTTACAAGACATTCAGGACTGCAAAGACTGCGTGGAATATGTACTGGTATTCAAGTTGTCCCGGTTTGGCAGGAATGCCGCTGACGTGTTGAATTCCTTGCAGCTGATGCAGGATTTCGGTGTCAATCTGATTTGTGTGGAAGACGGCATTGACAGTTCCAAAGATTCTGGCAAGCTGATGATTTCTGTCCTTTCTGCGGTGGCAGAGATAGAGCGTGAGAATATCCGGACACAGACGATGGCCGGACGGGAGCAGAAAGCCCGTGAAGGAAAATGGAACGGCGGCTTTGCCCCTTATGGATACCGACTTGAAAAAGGCGAACTGCTGATTGCTGAGGATGAAGTGGACGTGATCCGCACCATCTTTGACCGCTATATTCACACCAACGATGGTGTCAGCGGTGTGGCGAAATATCTGAACCGGCAGGGCTTTGTGAAGAAACTGCGGCAGAACGGCACCATTCCCGGTTTTTCCGCCAGCTTTGTGAAAAGTATCATTGATAATCCGGTATATATGGGGAAAATCGCCTATGGCAGACGCCGGACAGAAAAGAAGATCGGCACACGGAATGAGATGCACGTAGTTGAGCAATCGGAGTTCCCTGTGTACGAAGGGAAGCATGAGGCTATCATTTCAGAAGAAGATTGGAACCTCGCGCAGGAAAAACGGAAAATCAATGCTTACCGGCGTAAGAAAGTCAATGACCATACCCACGCACATATCCTGTCCGGCATTCTGAAATGCCCCTGCTGCGGCAAAAGCTTGTACGGGAACATTGCAAAAGCCCACAGCAAGGATAAAAAGACCCGCTATTACTATTACTGCAAGAATACGGTTACACCGACTGGCCACGAGTGTACCTTCCGGCTGAATATTGAGCAGACGGAAATGAACCGCATGGTAGCGTCAATTATCTCCGCTATGGTCAGCGACCCACGGTTTGCGGATGCAATCAAGGCAAAAATCGGCTCTGCTGTCGATACGAATGACTTAGAGAAACAGCTGGAAGCATTACAGGCGCAGCTGCGGCAGACGTTAGGCACAAAGGCCCGACTGGAACGGCAGATGGACGGTTTGGATGTGAATGACCCGTATTATGACCGGAAAATTTCTGATTTACAGCGCCGATATGACGAGCAATATGGCGCAATAGATGAGATTGAAGTCCAGATTGACGATGTGCAAAGCCAGATACGAAGTATCCGGCAGGAGAAGATTTCCGGAGACAACATCTATCGTTTATTGTTGGCGTTCGATCAGGTCTATGAAGCCGCCACCGAGGTGGAGCGGAAGGAGTTCATGCGGGCGTTTATTGAGCGGATTGAGTTATTCCCGGAAAAGCAGCCGGATGGCAACTGGATTAGGAAGATTATCTTCAACTTCCCTGTCCCGGTGAATGGAACAGAAGTGAAAGAATTGCCCTTGGAAAATGAAACAATAGTCGAGACGGTATGTTTATTGTCCAAACTTAATGCAAAGCAACATATCGAGGTAGACATCCACATGGACGAACTTGATCTCACCGATGCAGAGAAGAAAGCCACCTATTCGGAAATCAAGGAATATGTGCTGGAGCATACCGGACTCAAGGTCAGCAGCTTGTATATCGCTCAGGTGAAGCAGAAATGCGGTATCATCGAGCGAGAAAATTACAACAAACCGAAGTCCGATGATGCAAAACAGCCCCAATGCCCGCCCGATAAGGAAAAAGCAATCAAGGAGGCGCTCAAGCACTTCGGCATGATCTAAGGAGGGCAAAATGAAGCGTTTACTTTCTTGTGAGTTCAATATGGATACTGCCTGTGTGGAGCTGAAATTTGCAAATGGCAGCATGATTGCCATTGATACGATTGCGGTAGAGAATGAGGTTGCCGATAATATATATCAGCGGTCAGAGCTGGACTGGCTGATTTACAACGATCCGGCAGCCTATGCAGATTTAGTTCTCAACGGCGACCCGGAAACATACCTGAAAACTGTTACAGAATATAAACCTTTGGACTGATTACCAGAGATAAAGCAAGCCGCCTGTGCGGGCATATCAAATGCTCATACAGGCGGCTTTTCCTTTTTGTACTGTGACTTTATCAGTTCTCCGAAATGGACCGCTTAAACAATATCCATGTACTTATGAAGTAGCATATCAGCAGTAAGAAAAGAATACCAATGATAATCCCTACTTGTACCATCAAGGCTCCGCAGCCAATATAAGCTGAGATTTCAGCAGAAACACTTTGAAGAAAATAGCCAATCACAATAATTGCTACAACGATTGCCGCTGTGATCGGCATCCCAAACCAAACACCAAGCTGTTTTAGAACCAAAGTATGCAGGTCCTTCTCTTCCACTCCCATTTTTCGCAGAACCGAAAATCTGTAGTTGTTTTTTTCTGCATCCAGGAGCTGCTGAAGAGCCAGCACGGTAAGACACATCACCATCAGAACAATTGCACCATAGATCAAGGACGCTTTTAGGATAAAGTTAAGGGCGATTATACGGTTCACTTCCGTAGTATGGACAGTTGTACTGTATCCTGCCAGATTGTCTTTATCAGGATCTTCTGGATAAGAACGCCCAAGAAGCTGTTCCAGCATTTCTGCCGTTTTGAAGGGAAGCGGATATTGGGTCATCACAAATCGGTTGCGCTGTACCGGAAGCAAGACTTGCGCTATTTCGTCAGGTATGATATACACCACATCTGTATAAAGATTATAGATGGATTCCCCCACAGGCTCCTGAAACACGGCGTTCTCACTGAGTTTCAGGGTGCCTGCGTCAGTTTCCAATAAGGTATGCTCAGCAATGTAGTTTTCAATATCCTTGTCCTCTGCTGCACGATGCCAGTGGGTAGCAAATTCATCCGTTTGTAAGATAATAGGTTCATATCCCAACATTTTCCGAACAGCGTTATAATCCTTCAGTGCGATCGCCAAGGGAGGAAAATTGTACTTTACTCGCTGGTGAAAGTCGCTTTGCTTGGGAAGATATTCCGAAAAAGTCAAATCGTCCTTTATCGCTATTTTGTTTTGTTCTATGAACGCAGTAATTTCTCCATAGTCTGTATCCGGAAGATTTTCCACTTCATAAACATCGTTGTAGCGGCTTGAAATTTGAATATCATAGACAGCCCGACTGTCCAAATAGCCCAGACTCCATCCCGTTAAAACCGGCGCAATGACAAACAAGCAGATAGAAAAAGTCAGGGTCACACAAATGATCGTCATCGTTTTCGTATTGGTAGCCAGCTTAGAGGAAAGCTGTCCAAACAGAAATAAACTCGTATTATGATATTTGCGGGACACTTTAGACTCCTTCCAGTATAGGAGCGCCGCATTCGATAAATACATGACTGCGGAAATGATAAACAAAATATCCGCAACCCCAAACAGCAAATATTGATTCAGAGTTGGAGCGTCAAATCCAAGGAAGTAGGCTTTTTCCAGTTCTGCGATGGAAAAAATCGGGATAGCGGTCAATACAGCACCAGCCAGAAGTCCGCAAAGATATCGGGAAAACCCTATTTTTCTGTGTAAAACAGCACCTGCGATTGCCCAAAGCAGCGTCAGTGCAGGGAAAAGGACATTCCCCCAATACATGAGCTTTACAGGAAGCGGATGTCTGGAATCGAAGTAAAAATGATATTTTACAGTACCTACCTCCAGCATCCACAGCAGCAGAATGCCATAGAAAATACAGATCATCGGCATCCATCTGCTTTTATGAAGCGGTTTTTCATTCTGACGGTTTGCCGTCATAAGCTCAATAATCCTGCTTTTGTTGAGAATTCTGACATTCCCGACTCCAACCAGAATCTGGCAAACAACAAAGAAGCCCACGGTCAACAGCACAGTATCCGGGAAAAACGACCAAGAAAAAGCGTAGGGTTCCCCAAAAGAAGCAAGCAGCATAGCCGTAATGACCTGAGAAACGACCATCCCCAGAAGGATTCCCACCGACACAGAGAATATGAGCAGGAAAAAAGTCTCTCCAAAAAAGAGCAGGCCTATGGTTTTTTGCTCCATTCCCAAGGTTGCCTCAACGGCAAACTCCTTTTGCTTTTTTCTCAGCATGAAACGATTGACATAGTGGATCAGAAACAACAAAAGCAAACTAATCCCGCAAATTGCCAGTTTCATACCTCCAGCCAGCAGGGAAATATTATATTCCGCACCAATGGTCGGATGATAATGGGTGCTGCTGATAGACAAAAACGCATAGAACAGGGTGACACAGAGTGTCATGGTCACAATATAAATCAAATAGTCCTTCACAGACCGCTTTGCATTTTTGAAAATAAGTTTAGCGTACATCGCTCATGCCCCCTCCCATCATGGTAAGGACATCCAGGATTTTTTCAAAGAAAGTCCTGCGGGAATCACCCCCCTTACGGATTTCCGTAAAGATTGCCCCGTCCCTCATAAAGAGAATACGATTGGCATAGCTTGCCGAGAAAGCATCGTGTGTCACCATCAGAATCGTGGCTCCGAGATCTTCATTGATACTCTGGATCGTCGAGAGCAGCATCTGGGACGAGTGACTGTCTAACGCACCGGTGGGTTCATCCGCCAAAATCAGCTTAGGCTGATTGATAATGGCTCTGGCACAGGCGCACCGCTGCTTCTGGCCGCCGGACACCTGATAGGGGTATTTGTCCAGAATATCCGTGATATTCAGCTTTCCGGCCATTTCCCGCACCCGCCCATCAATCTCGCCTGCTGGAACCTTGTTGATGGTCAGCGCCAGGGCTATGTTTTCCGAAATGGTCAGCGTGTCCAGCAGGTTAAAATCCTGAAATACAAATCCAAGATTCTCCCGACGAAACCGGGCAATCTGTTTTTCGTTGATTTCCGTCACATCGGTTCCGTCCAGATAGATATGTCCCGCACTGACGGTATCAATGGTGGAAATACAGTTGAGCAGGGTAGTCTTGCCGGAGCCAGATGCTCCCATGATTCCTACAAATTCTCCCTCTTGAACGGAAAAGCTGATGTCCTGAATTGCTTTTGTAACATTTCCGCCATTTCCGTAATATTTTTGGATATGATCCAGTTTCAAAATTTCTTTCATTGTTATCACCTCTGATCTCTATTGTAAAATAAGAGTGGCTTCGTTTGTATCAAGTTTTCTTACAAAGTTCTAACAAAAATGTAAGAAGTGCAGAACGCTTTTCAGTTCTGCACTTCATGAATCAGACAGTTAATGTGAAAAGAAAGGGAAATGGCTGTGCCATGTTCCGACGACTCCGCCGTAATGCCAATGCCCAGCTTTTCACAGAGCCGTTTGCACAGATACAGACCAATGCCCGTGGACTGCTGAATCAGACGACCATTCTGACCGGTAAATCCCTTTTCAAAGATACGGGGCAGATCGGACGCAGCAATCCCGATTCCATTGTCCTCCACGACAAGGACAACCTGATCCTGCCATTTATGAGTAGAAATGCGGAGAACCGGCTGCTTCGTACGATACTTGACCGCATTGACAATCAGTTGATTTAGGATAAAACGCACCCACTTTTCATCTGAATAAACCGTATCCTGCATTTCCTCCACTTCCAGGCGCATACCACTTTGGAGCAGCAGATATTTGTTATCTGCAATCGCCTGATGCACCACTTGGGACAGTGCCATTTCCCGGACAGAATAATCTTTCTCTGTATGCTCACTGCGGGCATAATAAAGAGCCTGTTCCGTAAAGCGGTTGGTCTTTTCCAGTTCCAGCAGAAGTTCTTTTGTCCAGTTCGTCCGATGGTTTTCACATAGGAGTTTCATGGCAGTAATGGGCGTTTTGATTTCGTGAATCCATTGTTCAATGTATTCCTTGTACTCCAGGCGTTCCCGCTCGACCTCCCCAATCTGCTCCAACATGGATTTTCCAGCCATTTTCAAAATCTGATAGTAAACCTGATCCTCGGCCTGTTCCGGCAGTTCCATCACTTCAGAAATAAGGTATCTCTCGGAGAGCTGCTTCGCCATATCCAGAAGTTTTTTCATCTGCCGCTTTCGTTTCCAGTAAGTGAGGACAAGTCCCATCAGCAAAATCAATGCCCATACGATCAGGATCAATACTACTGCGGAAGCCGAATTGCCGCACACCAGCAAAAATACAGTGAGCGCAGCCATGCAAACAAGGTTCGTCAGCAGAAATGGAAGCCTGTTTTTCCAATACCGTTTGCTGTTCATATCGTGTACCCCTGGCGATGCTTTGTCTTGATAAAATCCGTCAGGCCAATGCCCGCCAGTTTTTCCCGGATGCGGTTGATATTGACGCTCAAAGCATTGTCATCCACATATAGCTGATTGTCCCATAGATAATCTACAATATCATTACGGGAACAAATCTTTCCTGCGTGTTTGAAAAGATAATATAATATTTTCAATTCATTCTTTGTCAGTTCTGCTTGGTTACCGTCATATTCAATCGTGCTACTTTCTAAGTGAAGAATCGCTCCTTGCCAATTCAGACGCTCAATTTGTTCTATCGGGTAAGCTCGTTTCATCAAGGATGAAATCTTTGCCAGCAGAATTGCTGTGTTATAAGGCTTGGTGATAAAAGCATCTCCACCCAGCAAAATACTGTTCAATTCATCCATGTCCGTATTGCAGCTTGTTACAAAGATAATCGGTACATTGGAAAAACTGCGGATTTGAGAACAGATTGAGTAGCCGCTTTCTTGTGGCAGCTTTATGTCCAGCAAAATCAAATAGGGATGAGTATTTTTGACCGCTTGCATAACTGATGTAAAGTCAGTAACTGCGGATGCCTCATATCCGTTTCCGTTTAACAGAACTTGTAATTCAGTTTGAATGATTGGGTCATCTTCGATGATGAGTATTTTATATTTTTCCATGATTACATGTCCCTTTCTTTGAATATTTAGTACCACCAAGGCAGTTCCAGCCAGAAGTTATCCAGAGCCAATTTCTCCGTGGACTTTGCTCTGCTCTCTGACAGATGGAAGTGCTTCGCCGTTTCGCTCAGAGGATGGAGGACATCGTCCTCAAAGCCAAAGCGATACCAGAGATAGGCTTTCTCTCGCTCATCAATCATTTCCAGAGCCGTATGGATTTCTTCGTGGGTTTCCTTTGCAATGAAAATCTGCTCTGGGTTCTGTACTCTGGAATCTGCTATAAATTCATGTTGTCCCTTATTCTCGCCCTTTTTGACCTCATCCAGACGAATGATACAGTCCAGATTTTTGGCTTCAAAGGTAGGATTCAGCCTGCGGATGTAGTCCAGCATGGCATTATGAATAGCCGGGGCAGCATAGGTCAAAAACTTGTTCCCGTAGTCGGGTTGAAAGCTGCTTATGCAGCCCAGAAGCCCCAATGAACCCTCCTGCACCAAATCGTTCAGTTCAATGCCGAGGGCAACGTTCAGCTCCCGCTGTGCGCTCCATATCTCGTATGCCGTCTTTCGGATAAACCGCAGATTGTTCTCTACAAGGGCGTTTTCTGCCCATTTGTCACCGCTCTGCGCCGCAATACAGAGCTGCTCGTTAGTTATCTTGTCCATCATCTTCCGGCAGCACCATCGTCTGCATCAGCCCCAGCAAGGCTTTGTTAAAGTTGTCCAGAGCTTCCTGATTGACTCCATCGACACCGGAAATGCTGCCTGTAATAGCATCAACAACTGCTTCCGGCGTGATGGTCGGATTCTGCATATCCTGCCCCTTGGTCAGCTCGGCAAACATCTTTTCGGTGGCTTCCTTGCTGATTGCCTTGGCTGCGACCAAATCGCTGCCTGCTTCTTTCTTGATTTCCTTAACCACCGTCATAAAGGTGTTTTGAATCGTGGTCTGGTCTGCCTGATAAGCGGGAATTTTCATGGCATTAGCGGTTCGGGCTGCCTGTACTGCTTCGGGAGCTTGGTTCTGTCCCAACAGCAGAGAGCCAACGGTAGCAAACATCTGGTTTTGTGCGGCATATCCTCTTGCAAGGGTATCATCCATATACTGTGCAATCATATAAGTAACCATGGCAAAGCGGGGATTTTCCAGCAGACGGTTGACTACATCATTGTTGACCTTTCCGGTATAAAGATTCTTTGCAGCTTCAACAGATAATCCCAGTTCTGAAATATCGTAGTTCTTTTTATCCGGGATTACGGTCGTACCCAAGATAAAGTCCGTGGACACATTGAACACTCTGGCGATGCGGATAACGCTTTCTTCGCTCAGCTTTTCGGTCTTTCCGCTAAGGAAGCGGCTGATGGTGCTTTCATTCACATCAATCCGAAGTGCCAGTTCTCGCTGGGTCATCTTGCGTTCTCTCATTACATCAACGATTCTTTTCCGAACATCGGCGGGTAAATAAGTATCAGCCATTATGCTTCCTCCCCTCTGTCTGTTTTCTGTTTGATATATTTTCCGCTTTTAATGCGGGCATCTGTCGGCTTTTCAGCGTCCTCCGGGATGATCCAGCGGCTTCCTGCCCGCTGTGCGCCCGGTATGCGGTCATTGTTGCAGAGGATACCAACTCTTCGGGGAGAGATACCCCATTTCTCGGCAACTTCAAATGTAGACAGGTATTTCATTTCTGTATCATCCCTCCTGATTCATATTAACTTCAATTATATTCTATTTACGGAACAATATCAACCAACTTTGTGTGAACACTGCCGTCTCGAAACTTGCATTTTTTCAAGTTTTCGGGGCGGCTTTTTGCTTTGCTTGCGGAAGTGCCTGATTTTTCGGTTGAAAGCGTTTTTCTGCGTATATTCAGGCAGATGAAAAAATCATCGAGAAAAATCAAGGAGGTTATGCAAATGAACATTTTTGAAACAGTCAAGGCGGCGGTCACGGTTAGGCAAGCCGCCGAACACTACGGGCTGAAAATCAATCGCTCCGGGATGATTTGCTGCCCTTTCCACGATGACAGACACCCCAGCTTGAAGCTGAACGAGGATTACTTCTATTGCTTCGGCTGCGGTGCCAAGGGAGATGTGATTGACTTTGTGGCAAGGCTGCTTGACCTGTCTGCCTATGAAGCAGCGCAGAGACTGGCTGCGGATTTCGGACTGGACAGGCCGCCGTCCGTGGTGGCACAGGTAAAGAAGTACCGTCCCCGTGTGAATCAGTCGAAACAGGACGAGCTTTTCTGCATGAATGTGCTGTCCGGGTATCTTCATCTTTTGGAGGACTGGAAAGAGCGATATGCTCCCGAAGCACCGGAGGACGAGCCGGATGAGAGGTTCGTGGAAGCTTGCCACAAGCTGGAATATGTGGAGTATCTGAACGATTTGCTCCTTATGAGCGATCAGGAAGAAAGGACTGATACCGTCAAGGAACTTTTGACAGACGGAACGATTGCAAGAATGCAAACACGACTGGACGAGCAGAAAAAGGAGGTGCGCTGCCATGTCAGAGAACAGGAAATTGCTTGAGATGAATGTGCCGATGTGGTTTGACGGCAAGAGTATCAATGAAGCTCTGTTTTGTGAAGATTTTCTGAGAACCCGTCAGATTATCTTTGCAAACGGAGCTTTTTTCACACCTGATGGTCGAGTGACGGACGACCTGCCGCTTCGTGGCGAAATCTTTGAAGAATTGAAATATTGTGCCGTGAACAACATTCCCCGCAAAATCAGCAACATCATTGAGATTATGAAGCTGGCGGCTCATGTGGAGGACTTCCCGCCGGAGCAGGACAGGATTCATCTGGCAAACGGTACGCTCATGCTGGACGGCACTTTTACAGAGGGGAAGCCGGATATTGTGAGAAACAGGCTCCCGGTTTTCTATCGCCCGGATACTCCGAAACCTGTGCTGTGGCTTTCCTTTCTGAATGGTCTGCTTTACCCGGAGGACATCCCTACCTTGCAGGAATTTATCGGCTATTGCCTGATTCCCTCCAATAAAGGACAGAGGATGATGGTCATTAAGGGCAATGGCGGCGAGGGTAAATCCCAAATCGGTGCGGTGCTGGGGCAAATGCTGGGCAGTTCCATGAAGGACGGAAGCATTGGTAAAATCTCTGAGAACCGATTTGCCCGTGCCGATCTGGAGCATATCCTCCTATGCGTGGATGATGATATGCGAATGGAAGCCTTGCGCCAGACCAATTATGTGAAATCCATTGTGACAGCTCAAGGGAAAATGGATTTGGAGCGCAAGGGCAAACAGAGCTATCAGGGCTGGATGTTCGCCCGTCTGCTGGCTTTCTCCAATGGAGATTTACAGGCATTGTATGACCGAAGTGACGGTTTCTACCGCAGACAGCTTGTGCTGACCACAAAGGAAAAGCCTGCCGGAAGAATGGATGACCCTGACCTCGCCCAGAAGATGAAAGCTGAGGTGGAGGGCATTTTCCTCTGGGCGTTTGAGGGATTGCAGCGTCTGGTTGCCAACAATTTCAAATTCACGGAAAGTGAGCGCACCAAAACCAACCGAGAGTCCGTCAAGCGTGACAACAACAATATTTTCGACTTCATGGAGTCTGAGGGCTATATCCGGCTGAAAGCGGATGCTTCCATCAGCTCCAAGGAGCTGTACGAAATTTATCGGATGTGGTGTGAGGAAAATTCTCTGCCGCCCCTGAAATCCCGCAGCTTTAGTGACAGTGTGGTGGCAAATTTAAGTCGCTACAATCTGGAACACACCAACAAAATCACAAACTCTGCCGGGCGCAGGGTGTGGGGATTCATGGGAATTGAAGCCGTAGCCCGTCCGAATATAAATGGGTTTTACGACGTTTCGCCGTGTACGTACGTACCGGAGGAATGGCGGGATTGATTTTTTGGTACGTACGTACACAGCGTACGAGCGTAAATCACTCCTGTATAAAACCTTCGTGACGTACCCAAATGACAGGAAAAAGTCAGTCTTTTTTCTGTCAACGGACGGGGCGGTTTCGCAAAACAGCAGCCGTCCGTGCCGGACATTGGAAAGAGGAGCAGACAACTTTCTGATGTTCGGCAGAGGTCGCCGCAGCGACCGCATTACCCTCGGAGAGCCCCTCGGGAGAGCCCACGGCACTTTGCAGCCAGTATGGATGAAAGTGTCATAGTGGGTTATTACACTTCCGCAGAAGTGCCTTTCCAAAGCTACCTGTCTGCAAATCCCAAAGAAAGGAAGGAAAAATATGGCAAGAAATGACGGAGTTGACCGTACCTGTGCAAGAAATATGGATGTCACAGATAATGACATCGGAGATGCACAGGCACACAATGAGCGTGAAAAAGAAATATACAGTAACGAAGATATTATCCCGGAAAGAAGTTCCCTCAACGTACACTTCAAAGAACCTACCGGGAGCTACGCTGAAATGTTTGAGCAGATGAAAGCTGACAACATCATTTCCACCAGAGGTCTGAAGGCGGATGCCGTCCATTTCAACGAAATGGTCTTTGATGTGAACTCTGCGTACTTCGACAATCACGGCGGTTATGAATACGCCAGACAGTTTTATGAGGAAGCCTATAAATCCGCTGTGGAGATTGTTGGCGGTGAACAGTATATCCTCTCGGCAGTCATGCACGCTGACGAGATTAACCGGGCGATGTCCGAAGCACTTGGCAAGGACGTGTTCCATTATCATCTTCATGTGGTCTATGTCCCTGTGGTGGAGAAACAGATTTTGTGGTCGAAACGCTGCAAGGATGAAGCTCTCAGAGGAACGGTAAAGGAAACCATTATGCAGGTCAGCCGCAGTAAAAAGTGGCTGTCCAAACCTGCTGTGGACAAAGATGGAAAACCAATTCTGCAAGTCAATGGTAAGCCTGTTCTCCGAAAATCCTATTCTGTTTTACAGGATGATTTTTTTCAGCACATGAGAGCTGCCGGATATACCGATGTGGAACGTGGAGAGCGTGACAGCACCGAGGAACATCTGACTGTGACCCAGTTTAAGGTGGCAAAGGAAAAGCAGCGACTGGAAGCTGTGACGGCGGAACTGAACCAGAAAGAAGCACAGCTTGACGATACTACACAGGCTGCGGAGAAGAAAAAGCAGGAGCTTAAATCCCTGCAAGCACAGACTAAGGCGGCAACCGGAATAGCGGTGACGGTTCAGGAGCTGGAGTCGATGGGTAAGAAATCTTTTACCGGGAACATCGTCTTGACACCCGATGAATGCCGTACTCTCAAAAATTATGCTGTCAGCAGCTTTGCTGAAAAAGCGGAGAAATTAAAATACCAGCAGAAATATGAAACAGCCAAGAAAGATGCTGGGGTATGGAAAAAACGATATGAGAAACTTCTGGAACAGGCTCAGCCGTATCTGGATGCTGTCAAGCTCGCACCTGAAAGGGTACGGGCTTTTCTTAATGCCGTTTTGACCAGAGGAAAAGAGAAACAGGACATTCCGCAGGAACGTGGACGAAAAAGAAAGGAGAGCACTATTGACAGATAAATGGAATGGTTTTGCCGATTTACTTGCAAATTTAATAGAAAAATATGCGGCGGTTCTGGATATTGATAATCTTCCAGAGCCGCCGTCTTGTTTGGAGGAAGAAAACACATCTGAAGAACCCAGTGACACTATTGAATTGATGGAAAAGCAATGATATAATAGTCGTGGAATAAGTGTCCAAACTCTATGCGAGAGCTACTGTTCTCAACGCATAGAGCTACATAGAATAAAAGCGCAATACCCCGTTGCACAATTAGAAATGAGGTGTTCCGGTGAACAATTATGATGATATGAATCAAAAATCCAATATGATTATTTACACAACAGAAGATGGATTGACAAAAATTGAAACCACATTTGATGAGGATACCGTGTGGTTATCCATTGACCAGATGGCAGAGTTGTTCCAGAGAGATAAATCTACTATTTCAAGACATATAAAAAATGTATTTTCCGAAGGCGAGCTGCAGCGAGAGTCAGTTGTTGCAAATTTTGCAACAACTGCGGCAGATGGAAAAACCTATCAGGTTGACTACTATAATCTTGATGTTATCATTTCTGTCGGCTATCGTGTAAAATCCAAGCGTGGCACACAGTTCAGAATCTGGGCAACTAACATTCTCAAAGAATACATGAAAAAAGGTTTTGCTTTGGATGATGAACGATTGAAAAATCTGGGCGGCGGTGGATATTTCAAGGAACTGCTTGAAAGAATCAGAGACATCCGTGCATCGGAAAAGGTGTTTTATCGTCAGGTGCTTGAAATCTATGCCACCAGCATTGACTACGACCCGAAAGCGGAAATCTCTATCCGTTTTTTCAAAAAGGTTCAGAATAAAATTCATTATGCCATTCACGGACAGACTGCGGCAGAAGTGATTTATACAAGAGCGGATGCGGAAAAAGAGTTCATGGGACTTACCACCTTTGCCGGTAATCAGCCGACACTCAAAGAAGCGATTGTTGCGAAAAACTATCTGAATGAGAAAGAGCTTCGTGCTATGGGACAACTTGTATCCGGGTATCTGGATTTTGCGGAACGTCAGGCAGAGCGTGAACAGGCAATGACGATGCAGGACTGGGCAGAGCATCTGGATCGCATTCTTACCATGAGTGGAGAGCAGCTTTTAATTGGAAATGGAAGCATTACTCATAAGCAGGCTGTTGATAAAGCGACTGGAGAATATCGAAAATATAAGACAAGAACGCTCAGCGACGTGGAAAATGATTATTTAAATTCGATAAAGATGTTGGAACAGAAAACTGACGGCAAAAAATAACAGACGATGAAAGCTGAATTATGCCACAGGCTGTGGCACAAATGAGGATGGCGATATGAAAGAAAAAACAAAAGTATATATTTATACGAGAGTATCTACTGCCGTTCAGGTAGACGGTTACTCCTTGGATGCTCAGAAATCAAGAATGAAAGCCTATGCTGAGTTCAACGATTTTGAAATCGTCGGTGAATATGAGGATGCCGGTAAATCGGGAAAGTCCATTGAGGGCAGATTGGAATTTAACCGCATGATGGAGGATATCAAGTCCGGTAAAGATGGCGTGTCCTATGTGCTGGTGTTCAAGTTATCACGTTTTGGCAGAAATGCGGCAGATGTGCTGTCTACCTTACAGGTGATGCAAGATTTCGATGTCAATCTGATTTGTGTGGAGGATGGCATTGATTCTTCCAAAGATGCCGGTAAGCTGATGATTTCCGTGCTTTCTGCGGTTGCCGAGATTGAGCGTGAGAATATCCGTGTTCAGACGATGGAAGGCAGAATCCAGAAAGCTCGTGAGGGTAAATGGAACGGTGGTTTTGCTCCCTACGGATACAAATTGGAAAAAGGTATGCTGTATATCAACGAGGAAGAAGCCGAGGCAATCCGCATTATCTTTGACCAGTATGTGCATACCGATATAGGAGCTAACGGACTTGCGAAATACCTTGCCAATCACGGTATCAACAAAATTCAGCGGCAGAATGGAAAAAATCCTCTGTTTGATGCAGCCCTGATTCGCAGAATTTTGAAAAATCCCGTTTACTGTGGTAAAATTGCTTACGGCAGGAGAAGAACAGAAAAGGTACATGGAACTCGCAATGATTACCGACTTGTGGAGCAGGAAAATTATCTGTTAGTTGACGGTCTGCATGAAGCCATTGTATCAGAAGGACTCTGGCATGAAGCCCAAGTAAAACTTCTTGCTCAGGCGAAGAAGTATGAAAAGGTCAACAACGGTAAAGACAACAAGGTACACCTGCTGACCGGATTACTTAAATGTCCTATTTGCGGAGCCGGAATGTACGGCAACAAAAGCATCAAGCACAAGCCGGACGGCACGAAATATAAGGATTTCTTCTATTATGGCTGCAAACACCGCACTATGACCCGTGGTCATAAGTGTGAATACAAGAAGCAAATCAATGAGGAATTGCTGGACGGTGCTGTTGCAGAGGTTATTATCAAACTGGTCAGCAATCCGAAGTTTGCGGCGATGATGCAGCAAAAAATCAATATGAAGATAGATACATCCGCCATTGAACAGGAGATTGCCAATTATGAAAAACAGCTTCGTCAGAGCTATGCTACGAAGTCCCGTTTGATTGATGAGATTGATACCCTTGACCCAGATGATAAGCACTACATCAAGCGTAAAGCAGACCTTGATGATCGCCTTTATAAAATGTATGATAAGATAGAGGATACGGAGAATCTGTTGATTGAAGCCAGAGCAAAGAAAATGGCAATAGAAGCAGAAAAACTCACTGCTGACAATATCTACAAAGTGCTGATTTATTTTGAAAAGCTGTACGCTGTCATGGACGAGCAGGAGAAGCGACAGATTATGGAATCGCTGATTTCTGAAATCCATATCTATGAGGAACGACAGCCAAACGGTCAGTGGCTCAAATCCATCAAATTCAAGCTTCCGATTATTGAGGAAGATATGGAAATGAGTTTGGACAGTGATACACATGTCGAGGCCGTCTGCCTGCTCACCAAAGAGTGA